GAATTACAACTACGATGCCAATATTCCTGCAGACGAGTACGACATTGTGTATTCGTACTTTAGATCGGTAATGAGCACAGCCCGTATTGCTGGCAACTTCACAGTGAGTTTGTTTAGAATAGCCGAAGAAACCAATATACCTGCACTGACGTTGCTAGATGCTATGAAAGGCCAAACAGGATTGAATCTCACGGCAAGCCTGGCCTACTATCTTAATTCAATCCGTAGCCGAGCTACCCTGCTGGGTATCAACGCCAGCACAGTACCCAATCAATACGCAGCCAGACTAGTACTACAATGAGTCGTTGGGCACAAGGTCAATACGTTGTTCTAAATCCAGAAAAGTATGTGGGCAAAGGCGTGCCTAGATATCGTTCAGGGTGGGAACACAGCTTCATGCGTTTTTGTGATACCAATGATAATGTACTACAGTGGGCCAGCGAAAGTATTGCCATTCCCTACATGAATCCTGTGACAGGCAAAAAAAGCAACTACGTGCCTGACTTTCTTATTACCTATCGTCAAAAGAACAACACAGTTCGAGCAGAACTAATTGAAATTAAACCCAAAAAACAAAGCGTGATCGAAAGCAAAATGAGCAGTCGAGACCGTGCTGTAGTGGCTGTTAACTATGCCAAATGGGCAGCCGCCCAGAAGTGGTGTGCCCGCCAAGGGCTGGCGTTTAGAGTGATCACCGAAAACGATATGTTTGCCAATGGTCGTAACTGACCCATAAATATCCGCATGACGCGGAAATTAGAAGACCTTTTTGACCTACCCTCTTCTGTTGAAATTGAAACAGAAAATGAAATTCCTACCATTGCAGAAACACGGGCGCAACTGGCTGTGATAGATGATGCCATTGACAAGATTGATTCAGCATTGCCTGCTGTTCGAGATCTTGACGCCAGCGATGGCGAAATGGATGAACTTGCAGACTTGGCCAAAGACAGCTACAAAGATCTCATGGATCTTGGCATGCAAGTGGACTCACGCTTTGCCAGCGAGATATTCAATGTAGCAGGCACCATGCTAGGCCATGCTATCACTGCTAAAACAGCCAAAATGAACAAGAAACTCAAGGTGATTGATCTGCAGTTGAAGAAAATGCGACTGGATCAGCAGACTCCTGAGGAACAACAACTAGCAACAGCACAAGGACAAGTGCTGAATCGCAACGATTTATTGGAACGTTTGCTCAAAGGTAAAGACCAAAATAACGGAAAAGTATAAATATACAATAGGATACTGACATGAAACCATTTGCAAAATATCTCGCAGAAAGTGAACGTACATATCAATACCGCATCAAAGTGGTAGGTGATATTCCCCCGGGCTTCTTCAAAACATTTGAAGAAAAACTTGATCAATTTGACGTTGTCAAAATGTCAACACCCAAGAGCACACCAGTACGTGCTGTGATTCCTGACTTTCCTGCTTTCCCCAATCAGTCTGTCACAAGAGTAGATGTAGAGTTTAAGTACCCTGCCATCGAGCCGCAGATCAAACAGATTGCTAGGTTGCTGGGACTAGACGAAAATCGTATTGTGATGATGACCACACCATACGAAGAAAGTCTTGATGCAGAGTCGGTCAAGATTACAGATCAAAACAAAGATCTGTTGGATGATCCAGACTATCCGGCAGATGACAAAATGCAAAAGAATCTCAAGAAAGATTATTCTGCAGACCCATACAACCATGTGGTGTTGAAGAATGCCTATCGTTCTAATTTCACAGTAGCTGGCGGCAAAACTCCACCTGCCAAAACTACAAATGATTTGCCAATGGGCACAACCAGCCCAATGACCAACATCAAGAGACAACCCAAGCCAGCAACTGGCGCCAAACCAAGAGGATAATACAATGACATTTTTCTATGACTTAAACAAACGCCTGGCTGCTGTTAACGACGCACCAGAAACAAAACAACTCAATGAGCGCGACATGAGCCGTGCTGCCAAGGGCTATGAAAAGTATGGCAAAGAGGGCATGGAAGCCTTGGCCAAAGCTGGCCGCGAAGGCAAGGCGCTGGATCCTGTTCGTGCCAAGTACGACAAATATGACAACACAGAAGTAGACGAAGGTGCTTATCAAGCAGGCCCGGACAAGAGTCAGATCCCTGCAGTGAATCGCCCAGGCAATAGAATGACCCTGCAAGATCTAGAAAAAGAGCGCACACAGAGCCCCACAAGTCCTGAAGGATTAAAACGTGCTCAACAACGTCTGGGTAAAGAACATCCTATCAAAGAAAAAATGAATCCTGCCAAGGCCAAAAGTTTTGCTGCCTTGGCACCACCAAAAGACAAGATCACTTTTGCCGACAAGATTGCCGGCGCCAAGAAAGAAGTTGATGAAATGCTAGGTGACGTGGCTGCCGAAGCCATGAAATCGGCACTGAGTGGCCGCCAAAAGACATTAGACAAAAACGACAACGGCAAACTAGATGCCAATGACTTTGCTATGTTACGCAAAGGTGGCAAACAAAAAACTGCTGAAGAAGACGATAACAACCCGTTCACAAACTTCAAGAAGCCACGTGCTGACAAACCGCGTGTGGGAGATGTAGAACACGGTTCCAAGCACGATATTGAACATACCAAAACTGGTCGCAAGGTCACACGCAGAGTTGATGACCAAGGCAATTCAGTTGGATCAGACACAGATGATGAAGGCAACGCACGTGACAAACGCAGTCGCGGTCGTCCAAAGGGTCCTGCCAAGGGCACTGAAAGAGTAACAAGCAAAGCAATCAAGCACAAAGGTGAGCGTGAGAAAAAAGGATCCGCTGGTTCAGTATCAGACTCAGGCAAAGCATTACAAGGATTCATGATTGGTAACAAGCCAAAAAATGAACCAGGCAAAGTAAGTGTTAGAAACAAAATGAAAGAAGGCGACACTGATCCAACCAACAATGACTCTGGTGATCTAAAAGCAGCCATGGCGCTGTTGAAGAAAGCTGGCTACAAAGTTTCTAAGTCTGCAGACAAAGAAAGCACAGCCGATCGTGACGACCATGCTGAACAAGCTGGCAAGAAGTTCACAAAAGACGTTGAGGCTGCTGAAAAGAAGCCCAAGAAGAAAGAAAAAACTGAAGAAGCAGGCGGAACAGGAACTCCTACTGCATCAAGTGGCTTTGGGTATGGCCAAGGCATTTATGATTCATTGAATCGCGATCTTGAAAACGCTATCACAGAATCAATGAGCCAACTTGATGAGTCGATGAGTATCAACATGAGCGACAGTACAGAAGGTGGCAAGAGTTTGACTATCACTGCCAGTGATGAAGATGCACTGAAGTTGGCAACATTGTTGAAGTCAGCAGGCCTAGGCAGCGGCAATGATGAAGGCTACGGCGGCGGCACTCCTGACGATTCATGTGGCGATCAGCAAATGGACGAAGTGTCTATGAATGAGCCTGACTATCCAACCAATACAGAAACAGGTAGCTCAATGCAGTACTCGGGCGGATTAGATGGTCCTAAGTCAACTGGACAATCAACATTGACAGGTGGCGGCATACCAAATCTGGATGCAGATCGTCAGCACAGCTATGCTGAAGCTGAAGAAGATTCGTTGCACCGCATGATGGAAATGGCTGGCATTAAAAAAGTTGATGAAGATGATGTGGAAGAAGGCAACAAGTTTACCGCAGGTTTAGCTGACGATGACGTCAAAGTTGGTGACAAAATTCCCGGAACTAATGCTATCAAGAAAAAAGACATTGACGAAGGCATCTTAGCCTCTACTCGTGCTTTATGGAAAAAATACCAGGACTAATATTATGAGCAAAATTCTAAAAGAATCTGTGTTGACTACTGTGCCGGTCATGAACCCGCATGCACCTGCGCCACAAACTGGACGACAAACACCTGTGGAAATTCCCGGAGTGATGTATCAAACTCGTGAGCTGTTCCAACCAGTGGTATCGCAACCCAACAAGGATACAAAATAATGACCACTCAAGTTGTTATCACCGCAGGCAATGTATTATGGACAACAGACAAAGTAGAATTTAATGCTGTCACTAATGATGTTACCTATCAAGTATTTGCCACCGCACTAGGCACCAATGCTGCCGTGGGTAATTTATACGCCAATGCGGTCAGAGTTCCTGCGGGATCAACTCACTATGCTTATGTTGGAGCAGGAAATTATCTTATCATAGTTGGAACTACATTTACTGCTCTTGCATCGGGCACAAGAAGTTCTGCACAAGCTGGTGTGATTGGGTATGGAAGCACTCCCTAACAATGCGAGCACAAGAGTTTATCACTGAGCGTGACGGCAAAATAGGTAAACGTCGTCAAGCTGCCACAGTGGGCCTGACCATATTTGGTGATGGCGAACGTGCCAACAGTGACTACACTCTCAATCGCGTGATGATGGCAGCGGCCATGGCTGACGGATCAGGCGAGATATTGGACATGGATGAAAAAAGTTGGATAGGAAAAAAACGTGGTGCCTATCCATACACTAGAATTGAACACGAAATGCTGAAACAAGCATTTAAGGCAGCAGGCGCTGAATATAAAGATTTGAATTCAGGT